ATTAATATAAATCCAAAGAATGAAGGCAAGTTTACTGCTTCAGCTAAACAACACGGTATGAGTGTGCAAGCATTTGCGGCACACGTCATGGCAAATAAAGATAAATTTAGCAGCTTAATGGTTCAAAGAGCTAACTTTGCGCGTAATGCGCGTAAGTTCAAGCACGGCAAGAAGTCATTAATGAAGCGTAACAAATGAGCAAGTATGCATCTCGCGTTGATGCACTGCTTAAAAGAGTATCAAACTTGGCTAACACATGGTTGTGTATTCTTTCATCGGATGAAAGGGCCAAGGCTGATACATTACCAGGGATTGATTTGCTAATAGTGATAGAGACGTATGAAAACATCGAGTGAGTATTATATTGTATTCACAAATGGCGAGCATAAGCTAGCTAGATGGTTCAAGCGTGATTATTCGCATATCAAGATCTACGTTAAAGATGATTTTCAATGGATGGTAATTGATCCACACGTTGCGAAGTTGTCTTGGGATATACTCCCAATACGTGCAGACACAAATAATCCATGGATTGGTGATGCAAAGCACGTTATGTATGTAAGAACTGGCACAGTAACCAGCTTTTTTGGTCGACCACATATGGGAACATGCGTGAGTTTGGCTAAATACATTTGCGGTTTAAAGCTATTAGCATTTACGCCCTGGCAATTGTATAAAAAGTTGTCTAAACTGAGTAGAAATGGCAAACCATTATTTAATGTGTTTGAAATTAAACAAATACAATGATTACATCGGAGGTAGTCATATGCATCAGCCAAAAGAATCTGGCGCTCAAAAAGCGGCAGACGCAGCTCAACAAAAGCTATTGCAGCAACAGCAAGATCAATTAAAGCAACAGCGACAACAGTTATTCCAAAAACGATTTAGTTTAATGCGTAATCTACAAAGCAGTAGTGCAATTGCAGCCCCTCAAGGCGGGGGTGGTGCTAATGGCGGATCAGCATCACTAAGTCGGACGGTTGGCTAATGAAAAAAGAGCAATTTGACTCATTTGATGAGCGCTTAAAGCGTTATAACAAAGCACTCGAGCATCGAAAACTAAAACTATTTATGCTTGAAGAAGCTTACCGGTTTTCATTGCCTGGTCGAAATAAATGGCTTATTGAAACACCTGGATTTTATCGTGAGAATCAACGCTGGGATCCTACTGCCGTTGAAGCACTCAAGAGTTTTTCGTCAAATGTCGTCTCATTGTTGATGCCACCATTCACACGCTGGATGGAATTAACGAGTGGTCCAGATATGGACGACTCTGCCAAAAAGATAATGGACGAGAAGTTACAGTTTCATACATTAGAAGTTTTTAATGCGATTAATTCATCAAATCTATCAATGCAGTCTGACATATCATTTCAAGATACTGGTATTTCTGTTGGGTTGCTTCAGATTAAAAGAACGGGTGACAAAAGAAATCCTGTTGAGTTTGAGGCAATCCCACTTCATAACGTTGCTATTGAAAGTTTCAAGGGTGAAATAAAGGATGTCTGGCGTGAAATTAAAGTGCCAGCACGTGATATACAAGCTATATGGCCAAAAGCGAAGTTATCAGGACGTATTCAGCAAATATTAAGCACAAGTCCTGGTGAAAATGTTAAGCTTGTTGAGGGAACAATATATTATCCTAACAATCCACCTCATTCTCGCTATCTTTATTATTTAGCAGATCAAGATGCTAAATTTGACTTAATATGGGAACCCACAGATTTTAGCCCATGGATTCCTTATCGATTCTCAGTCTCACCAGGTGAAGTATGGGGTGATGGTCCAGTCATGCAGATCTTAGATTGGATTAAGATTGTTAATACAATGACTGAGTTTGAAATTAAGAATGCTGGTTTAAAAACATCGCCGCCACTAGCTATTAAAGCAAGTGAAATTCTCAATACAGACACACTTAGAATTGAGCCTGGCTCAGTTATTCGCGTTCAAGATGTTACTAATCCACCTATCGTGCCACTTAATCTAGCTGGTGATATACGATTTACGCAGCTATCGCTTGAACAGATGCAAGAGAAGATACGTGAAGTATTATTTGCTGATCCTATTGGTCCCGGGGATCAGCCTGGAAAAACAGCAACTGAGATATCAGTGCTTCAACAAAACTGGGTTAAGAAGTCAGCTGCTAGCTTTGGTCGACTTAATAATGAGTTACTTAGGCCAATAATTGAAAAAACAATTTATCTAATGCGTAAAGATGGTTTTCTTAAAGATTTAACAATCGACGAAACTACCTATGAAATCAAGCTAGATGGGTCAACTATTGATGTTGAATTTAAGTCCCCAATTGCAAAAATTCAAGATACTGAAGATGCGCAGAACTTTACTAATTACTTTATGACACTAACTCAAATGTATGGTCCTCAAGCTGCAGCAGGAATGGTTAATTCTGAAGATGTAGCCCAATACATGGGTGAAAAAATGGATATACCGCTTAAGCTTGTTAAAGATGGTGCTACAATTGTTCAGCAGCTACAGCAAGCATCTCAAGCAGCTCAGCAACCACCTATGCAGAATGCATTACCTGCACCAAGTCCTACAGGCGATCAAATACCAGCTAATCCAGAAGGTCAAATGCCACAGCAATTAATGGGAGTTATGGGTTGAGTGCATTAGATGTATTAAATGATCAGCTTGGTTTTCTATGCCATGAAGTATTAGGTAAAGAAGGTTCGCTAGGTCAAAAGTTATTAAGTGATTTATATAAAATTTACGTTCATTCAGAAGCGCCGAGCTTCGATTCAAATGAGATTATGTATCGCACAGGGCAGCGCGATCTAATTCTTAACCTATATAAAGTAATTGGCAACTATCAACAAGCGCAATTACAGCAAGAGGAAGAATTCAAAACACAACCGGAGGTGTAACAATGATAACAACAGAAAGTGCAGATCAATCTGCAAGCATAACTATGCAAAATAATGAGCCTGTTTTTGATGGGCAACAAATACAAAGTCAAGTTCCTGAAGCAGACCTTACTAGTTCTTTACAAAAAGAAGATGAGATTAAGGTGACCAGTGTTTCTGAGCTTGCTAATCGTCCTGATCTCGTTCAAAAAGCTGAGCATCCAGAAGCAAAATGGTTTCGAGCGCCTGGTGTACCTGGTGAAGGTGAGCCACCAGCTTTTTATGATGAAAAAGCGCAGCAACGCTATCCAACTTTGGAAGATATGGCAGCAGCAGCAAGTGGTTTACGTCGTCAGATTAGTGAGGGTATAAAAGCGACTGCACCTGATGATTATGAGGTATCTATTCCTGATGAATATAAGGAAAAAGGATATGGTATTGATAAGGAAGATCCACTTTACAAAAGCTTTGAAGCACAAGCAAAGGAAAAAGGACTTACTCAAGATCAGTTCGACAGCACAATCAAGGTGTTTTTGGATAGCCAAGTTCAAACATTGGAAGCGCAAGCACAACAAGAATCACAGGAAACACAGGCATACATTGATGAGCAAATGAAGGCCTTGGGACCACAAGCTCAAGATAGAATTAGCTCATTAGAGACATTTTTAGATAATAGTGGAATGCCTGATCATGCTAAAAGCGCTCTTATGGATCGTATTGATAGTGCCGAAGTAGTAGAAGCATTGGAAATACTACGAAACAGTGTGAATGGCTCTCCTGTTCCTGGTCATGTTGAGTCTGCAGCACCTGCATTAAATCATGCAGAGCTTCAGGAGATGTTATCCAATCCAATGTTTGGTCGTAATGCTGAATATACCCAAAAGGTAGAAAAAGCTTACAAAGAGTTTGCTATTAGAAATGGAACAAGAATGATTTGACATTTTATAAAATAGCTGTATAAAATATAGTTAGTTTCCGCCACTACCTCAGTAGTGCAACTATGCATTCAGAAGGCCCGGAATTGAAAATACATTAATTTATATTTTCAGTTTCGGCCCTTCCATTTTGAAGCCTCTACCGAACTGAAAAGTAGGACAGAGGATGTCAAAATGGCTCTAGCACAAAGTCAATTTTCTGCTGCTTATTCGCAAATGTTTGCGGATCTGTTTTTGCAGAAGTACCAAGCAAATGGTAAATTACGCGGCACAGTTCGCGAGCTTCACGGATTGGTAGGCGATGCTTACAAGTTGAAATACATGGACAAAGGCTCTATGGTTCAACACACAGCAAATGGCTCTAATATTCCAGCTGGCTCAACTACAGTAACTGCGCCTTCAATCACTTTCAGTGATTTTGAAATGAAAGACGTTGTCGATCGTTTCGACCAACTAAACTTCAATGCATCTGCATTGCCTGGTCTTGCTGAAAAGCATGCTAAAGCAATTGCTAGACGTGAAGATCAATTTATTATCGATGCATGTATCAACTCAGGAACTACTAAAACAGTAGCTGCTGGTGGTGAAAACATGACCGTTGAAAAACTACGTGACGCTAGACGTCAACTTGGTTTAGACGAAATCGATGATGACATGTTCTTACTTATGCACTGGAACAACTTAGATTCATTATTAGCACAGACTGAGTACACAAGCTCAATCTTTAATGATGCAAAACCTCTTGTTGATCCAGGCGGTAAAGATGGTCCTTTCGCTGGATTTAAAATCATCCCATTGGGTAATCGTTCTGGTGAAGGCGGTCTTCCAATTGATGGTTCTAACATCCGTTCTTGTTTTGTATATGCTCGTTCAGCTATCACTATGGGCTATCGTTTAGATGCTGAAACACAAATGGTACCAGTTCCTCAGAACTTACGTACTGAAGTTGTTTCTGCTCTATCTGCTGGTGCTGTTACTGGTGATGCGAATGGTGTTGTCAAAATCTCATGTGATGAATCATAAGAAGGAGACAATGACATGGCATTTACACTAAAACAATTGGCGCTTTGGGCGTCAGAAGGTCTAGCAGGAACTGCTCAACAGCAGTGGTCTTACTGGGAAAATGCAACATTAGCAACTATCTCTGCATCAGCCTATATGGATGATGCATCAGATCGCTTTCAAAAAGATGATTTGATCTGGATGGTTGGTTCTGATGATGCTGAGCTTTTCAAAGTAACATCTACTACTGGCGCTACTCCTGTCACAGTTGCTCAAGTAACTGGTGCAGCAGCTAACTTGCCTTTAGCAGACGGTGATTACTTTGTTGGTAATGCATCAGGAATTGCTACAGCAGTAACAATGTCTGGTGATGTTACACAAACAAATGCTGGTGTTACAACTGTAGGATCTATTGATTTAGAAACTGCAACTGTAACTAATATTGCTGATACTGAGTTTCTAATCGGTACAGGTGCTGGAACTGCAAACTTTGCTGCTTTTTCTAGTGATGTGACGGTTACAAATGCAGGCGTAGCTACAGTAGCAGCTCTTGATCTTGAATCAGCTACAGTAACAAATATTACCGATACCGAGGTAATGATTGGTACTGGAGCAGGTACAGCTAATTTTGCTGCACTTTCTCAAGATGCAACCATGACAAATGCTGGAGCAGTTACTGTTGTAAGCGCTCAAGGTGACTTTGAAATGGGTGCTGGTGGTTCCGGTAAAGTAATTGCAACAGGTATCACTGCTACTAGTGGTGCAGGAGCAGTTTCTATAGCTGGTCGAATCCATGAGGTTACTACTACAGGTACAGGCGATGCTTTAACGCTAGCAAATGGTACTGCTGGACAACAACTTACAGTAATTTATGTTGCTGAAGGTGCTGGTAGTGATACTGCTGTCTTAACTCCTACTACGTTAGCTGGTGGTTCAACCATTACGTTTAATGCTTTAGGTGATAGTGCTGATTTAACTTATTCAGCTACAGGTGGATGGTATATGCATGGTGGAACTGCCACTATTGCATAAAAAATAGGGGCTTCGGCCCCTTTATAAGAGGATTAAAAAATGGCTTTTAATAGAAAGTTTTTTGCAAAATGGTCATCAGGCGGTATGTATGGTGCAGCTAATAATGTCTGGTCTTATGGTTCATCCACTGATGATTTGCAAACCATATCAGCATCGGGATACTTTAATGATGCAAAAGATATGCTTCAACAATATGATTATATATTTGTTAATGGGTCAGATGGCCAAACAGAATATATTGTTTCATCTGCAAGTGGAGCAAGTCCAGTAACATTATCATTTCCATCACAAGATGCAGTAGATGTTGACGCATATTCATCAAAATGGACATCAACAGTTAAAGTTAGGTTGATTTCACCGTCAGTTGTTTTAATGAGCGGAACTGCAACATCGACAGCAAATAATAATACAGATCCTGCAATAACATTTCCTACAGGATATGTTCCAGATTTTGGATTTAGTAAGTCTGTTAGTATTAGCAGATCAGGTAGTGCTTATCAGATATCAGCTGGTCAAGTTTCTTGGTCTGGATCTGGTGCAACACTAGATCACCCAGATGCTCGTGCATTTGAAGATGATAAAGTAATGGCAACCTATAATACATTACCATCAGAATCTGGAATTTTATCTGCAAAAGTTACAGTAGATGGAACTATAACTTTTACACAATCAGCTGCAAATACAAGTAATGACTCAGTTATTGATTATATAGTTTTTAAGGATCAATTAATAACAACAGCAGACTTAGGAACATCTGGAAGTGTGGCTGGAATCACACCAGTCATGAATATAAATGATTTTATTTATATGAATGTTGTTTATTCTATATAGGAGATAATAAATGTCTAAACTTGTAATAGGACATGATCAGTTTTCAACTGTAAATAGATCAATGAATTTTCCTGCTTCAGGAGATGGAAATTATGTAACGCTAGGAGCTGCCGGAACAGCAAGTATTGCAGTTCCTGCTGGAAAAAATCTTGCTTGTATTCAATGTACGGTTGCTACTACTGTGTTATGTGGTTTATCGGCGGTTTCATATACATCAAGCACATCATTTCAGCAATTAACATTTAATATTTTGAATCTAGGTAGTAATCGTTATCGAGTAGAAGGCGGTACAGATACATTACATTTTTACTCTGTTGGTGCGTCTATTATTCGTGTTGCATTTTATGATAGTTAGGAGGCTCTATGTCTACCTCTAAGTTAAATATTATTGGTGCTGCTTTTGGATTACTAGGTCAAGAACCACCGACTAGTTTAGGTGAGTCATCAGAAAAGAAAGTTCAAACATGTTCATTTATTTATGATATGTATTATAAGACCTTTTTGTGTGACCATGCCTGGCATTTTGCTCGTACTGCTACAGAGTTGGTTCAGGTCTCAAATGCTCCAACTATTGTAAACTTCACTTATGCATACCAGATTCCCTCCGGTTTTTTGCGGCTGTATAAGTTAGATCCTATAGTTGATTACAAAGTATTTGGGACCTACCTTTATACAAATGCTGCTCCAAATCCAACAGGAACAAACCCAACCCTTTATTATACAGAGTATAAGCAAGAGGGTGTACTTCCAGAATGGTACATTAGTTATCTTATTGAGGCTTTTACGGCTCTTTTTGCAATGCCAGTTACTCAAAACTCAACTCTTTTACAGATTTGGCGTGAATCAGCATCACAAAGGCGTGATCAAGCAACTGCTATTGATGAGTCACAGCAGCCTAATGAGCTAATTATAAATAACCCAATTGCTGCTAGTAAGTATATTGGGAGTTTAGGTACATGAGTGAATTATATATTCAAAATAACTTTAGTCATGGCGAACTTGATCCAAGAATGTTTGCTCAAGTTGATTTACAAACTTACTATAAGACCGCTAAGCGATTAAGAAATGTATATATTAGGCCTCAAGGTGGTGCTATTAAGCGCCATGGATCACTTTACCAGGATATAATTGATACACCATCTGGCGAATATCAGTTAGCAGAATTTATCCTATTAGGTGATGTAGAATATTTGTTAGTGTTCAAAGCACTTGAGATTGATGTTTATAAAAAGGATGCTACTACTGGTGTCTTAAGTAAGGTTCATACAATAACAACAACAATTACAGCCGATCAAGTTGTCGATATACAAACAGCTCAGAATGGTAATTTCATGGTAATTACTGAGCCAACAATGACCACATTACAGCTTACTAATGGTGGCAGTGATACCTCGTGGACTTTGGCAGCTATTACATTTAAAAACTATCCGGCATTTGATTTTACCAAAGATTATTATGCAGATACCTTTACACTTGCATCTGTAAAAGTAGCAAAGAATATTGTTCTAACATGTAGTGCCGCTGTCTTTACTGCTGAGCATGTAGGTGGTTTGTTTATATCAATAGGTGCTGTCGTTACTTCTCCTGTTGGAGCAGCTAGAATAATAAGTGTTCCTGTAGGTCCTTATCCAGTTACAACATGTACTGTTGATATTATTTCTGAATTTGATGCATCATTAGGTGCAGCTGGTGCTTCTGGTAATCACTGCTTCCTGGGTGAGCCAGCCTTTAGTGCTACAAGAGGATGGCCTGGGTCATGTACATTTTATGAGGATCGCCTCTGCTTTGGCGCAACTACTGAGTTACCTCAGACACTATTTTTGTCAAAAGTAGGTGATTTTCCAAACTTTGACCAAGGACAGGGTCTTGATGATGAGGGTATTGTCTATACTCTCTCAGCTGATAGTTTCAACAAAATTGAGTATGTAGTATCTGATAAATCACTTCAGATATTTTGTAATGAGTCAGAATTTAGTTCTATGCAGTATTTTGCAGAACCGTTAACACCATCCTCTGCGTCGTTCAGAAAACAATCAGGAGTAGGATGCTCTGAGGTAAAGCCAGCTATTGTAGATAATCAGACATTCTTTGTTAGAGAGGGTGGAAAGTCTGTTATGGCATTTGTTTATGATGCCAATAGCACCTCTTATACAGCGCTTAATGCATCTCTGTTCTCAGCTATTCTAATAAATAATCCTGTATCTATGGCTGTTTTAAAAGGAGATGGTATAGATGATGCAGATTACCTATTTGCAGTTAATCAGGATGGATCTTTACTTGTTTATCAGTCATTAGCGCAGGAAAGTGTTAGTGCATGGACAATATGTGCTACTCAAATGCCAGCTGAAGACCTGGAGAACCAATACTTAGCACCAAATCGAGGTAAATATAAGAAAGTTTTAACCGTAAAGAATAAGGTATATGCGATCATAGAGAGAACAATACCAGGTGGAACATTTGAATACCTTGAATTACTTAGCTTTTCAACAAATATGGACTCAGCAACTGTTCAAACATTTACCACACCGAGGACCAGTATTGGAAATTTAATACATTTAGAGGGTGAAACTGTAAAAATTATAGCCGATGGTGTATTATTAAATGACCAGGTGGTCACAAATGGTTCAGTAACACTTACTGATCCAGTTACTAATGCTACAATTGGACTAGGGTTTCCAGTTTTAATAGAAACTATTCCAGCTTACTTGGCGGGAAGTAATAGATTATATGTTCCAAAGAGAATTATTAGAGCATTTATTGATTACTTTGAGAGCCTGGGAATTTTTGTTGATGGATATGAGTTACCTGATTTGATTTTTGGACCAAATGTTCTTGATCAGCCAATTCAACCCCAAACTGGAGTTGCGGTTACTCATCCAGAGAATTGGAAATTACGTCCAACAATACAGATAACACAAAAGGATCCGCTACCATTATTATTAATCGGTGTAGGATATGAGGTAGAGTAATGGTTACAGAAGTCTTAGCAGGCGTTACCGGTGGACTAAGTTTAGCATCTGGTGTTATGAGTGGCGTTAGTGCTGAGCAGCAGGCTCGTGCTCGTGAAAAAGCACTTAGCGAACGTATGCAGCAAGAACAGGTAGCAGCTAATCAAAATACTATTAATAATATGGATCAGGTAAATAGGATGATGTCCAAGCAGACAGCTATTGCAGCTGCTGGCGGTGGTCGCATTGATTCTGGACCCTCAAGTTTTACATCAATTCAAACTGATACACTCAATGAATTTGCTAAGGATGAAAATGCGAATCAACTTAATTTATCATTTCAGCAGGAATCTGATAGAGCAGGTATTCAATCAGCTAAAGAAGCCGGAATACAAAGTATGGCTGGCGGTATTGTGTCAGGAATCGCTGGCGCAGCCTCAGCAGCAGCTAATTTATATGTACCTAAGGCAACTGGAAGCGCATCAACAGATTTAAAAGCAGCCAATCCAGTTCTTGATAATATTGAGCAAAGTGAAAGACAGCAAATGTCTGCGCTTCAGCTTCCTCATTTTGATTTACCAGTGGAGTAACAATGGCAGATTTACCCTCATTTGTAGGAACGGCTCAGGTTAACCCTGGTCCAATGGTTGATACCCCTGATGTATATTCTGGTTATTCCAAGATGTTTGGTGATATTGAAAAAGCTACTCGTCCGGTAGCCCAGGCATTTGCGGATCAACAAGCAAAACAGCAGGGTGAGTTAGCTGGTCAGCAATTAGATTTTAAGACAGCAGCGCCTATTGGTGAGGCATCTAAACAATTTAATCAGGTTGGATTACTGGCAAATAGGTATACTGCTGGCGCTGACATTATTAATAAGGTCCAGCAATACGAACAAGAAGCCCATCAAGATATTATGAATGGCGATGAGGCTGTTTCTAATTTTAGAGATAAAGTATCCTATTTTGCTAATGGTCAGCTTTCAGCGTTGCCGCCAGAAAATAGAATGTATGCCGCTAATATGCTAGCACACCAGTCAACTCATGCTGAATTAAGAATACAAAAAGCATTGCAAGCTAGAAACCAGCAACTAGGAACAGCCAAACTAAAAGAAACTAATTTTACTTATGGAAATGAAATTAGCAATTTAGCTGCTAGTGGTGATATGCATGGTGCTACAACTTATTATACACAAGCAAAAAGTGCAGTATATGGATTATATGAAAATGGTGCTATAAAACCTGCTGAGTATGTTGCAAGTAATCAACATTTTGATCAAATTTATCATCAAGCTCACTATGAAAATGGACTTAAAGCAATACTAAATGAGCCATCTGATAATTCATTGACGGATGGTGGACTTGCTAATCGACTTGATAAAGCTAATAACTATATAAAAAGTTTATCTAAAGATCCTGGCATGACAGCTATGTTTAATAGTAATCAAATTTCAACCATGCAAAAGAATGCTGAAAACATTATGCAGACTCATTTGCAGACAGTTGGACTTGATAAGAAGCATTTACAAAATACTATTCAAAATTATTATCATAATATTTACCAGTCTGGGCAACCTGATGCTGAAAAAGAAGCAGAGATAGATGAGGCGCTTCCTAATCCAGAGGATAAACAGAAATTTAACGATATGTCCTATGCCTATCAAAATGCCGGTGCTGAATTAAACCAAGTTAAAAATGCTACTATTCCTGTTGCTAATAAACTGATTCAAAACTTACAGCAAAGAGCAGCTAAGCAAGTCGATTGGACAGACCCTAATGCATCTGATAAGCAAAAACTATATACAAAACAGCTTAAGGATGCGCAAGAAGTTCAAAAGCAATTACTTACTGATCCCACAAGTCTTATTAATCAAGATCCTGGATATCAAAAATTACTGGCACAGCATGAGGCTGAACCAGATATAGTTAGCGAACCTATGCTTCAGCAATATAAATTAAACTGGATGCAAGAAAAAGGTTATGCTCAAAGTCAAATGAAGTTTTTGAGTAAACCTTATGAGCAATCACTGCTTGGACAATTTAACGTACAAGATACTATGCAGAACACACAACTTGTGAGGCAAATGCGTGAAAAAGCAGGTAGTCCATTTATATTTAATTCAATGATGAATCAGCTATCTAAAAATGGATTGCCGCAGAGTGCACGATCAATTGCTTCTGTAGAGGGAAATCCTGCTATACAGAGTGAATCAATCAATGTTCAGGCTGCTTTAGGAACTCCAGTTAAAGACTGGAAAAAGTCCATGGATGATCAATGGAAGCCATTAACAACTGCTGTTGATTCTGAAGCGCAAAAAACTTTCCAATTATTTCACAATAACCCTCTATATATGGATAGTAGAGGTGCAGCATCTAAAATATTTAAGACGCAGACATCACAAGCTTATCAGTTAGCATCTTATTATGTAACGAATAAAGGAATGTCTACTGATGATGCAGCAACTAAAGCAGTTAATGTATTAATTGGATCACACTATAACCCAGGAAGCTATAATGGTGAAAACTTTGCGTTACCTAGGGTAGATGATAATGGTAATGCAATTGATCCTCTAACGGCAAATGCAGCATTGAAAGTTAAAGTGGCAAAAGTTTTAAACTCTAATAATTTGGTAATTGATCCTGATGATGTAAGCAATCAAAATCCAGAAAATCAAAGATCAACTTATATATCACATGTATTAAGTAGTGGATACTTTCAAAATACAACAGCAGGATTACAGCTAACCTATAACGGAAAGCCTGTAATGATGAATGAGCCAGGAAAAGAAGAGCCTCAGCCAGTTATCGTACCAAACACTGATCTTGGTGACCCACAAAGCAAAATAAATGTTGACCTTCAAAAAGAGGTGTCGCATGTTAGATCAGTTGAAATACCCAAAGGAAATCACCTATTCCCTGTTCCACAACAAGGTGTATCACTAGGAGATAATCCATTTAAATTAGCAGGTCCTCCGAAAGTATCTAATTTAACTGATGATCAAATAAAGCAGATAATAATTAATAGGTCCCAAATAAATAATATTCATGATTTAAGAGCCAGAAAAAGCGCTAGAGAAACTGGTCTTATTTATGGCGCGCAACATATGATCAGATTCTTGCCTGGCATGGATAGCCCATTATTTAATCCTTACCTAAAGGGCGAAAAAGGCGCTAAAGCACGCAAGGATCTGTTACCATGACCGACCCACTCTTTGTTCCAGATACCACACAAGAAGAGCTTCAGTCGCCTGCGCAAACTCCTAATGCATCTATCTGGGGTGGAATGGGCTCTAGTTTTGAAGAAGGTTTTAAGTCAACGCCTTTTATGGATTTCTATCGCTGGAATATAAATA